CTTCATCCCTTCCAGAAGCACGTCGTCATAGATGGCCCCATTGAAGCCCGTTTTGACCTGTTCCAAAAGAATATCGGTCACACGTTGCCGAATTTTTTCGCACTTCTTGGGAAGATTGTCTCGGTACGCCTCTATTTTCTTGATAGCGGCATCAATGGACTTGCTGTCAAGCCGTAGGGTTATCTTCGGCATTGCCGCTCCCCTCCCGCCGGTGGGCCGCCGTCATGCTGGTGTAGGTGGAAACATCCACCTGCCGAATGGCGTACTGGGAGGAATTCTTCCATCGGGCCACGGCCACTACCTTGAAATTGAAAGGCCCGTCCGTGTCCGCCCCATCCACCCAGAGAACGGCGGTTTCGTCTATCTCACATCCTGGGTCGGCGATGGTCATGGTCCTGTCGTAATTGAGAGCCGTCCCAAACTGCGCTACTTCGCTGTTTCCCTTGTTTGGACTGACGCACAGCATAGCGGATCTCAGCTCACTGTACTTGGGGGCATAACTGCCGGTTGGGTTTCCCCATTGGTCAATGATCTCTTCCTCGCCTTCATAGAGCTTGAAAAAAACCGGCTGTTGGTTGCTCGTCAGGCTCCTCATCCCACCACCCCCACGTATGGAACAATCCGGCTACGCAGACCAGAGGAAAGACGTGCCCCATCCCAAGACCGGCTTACGCCGTTCTCGGTGTGGCTGATCTCTCCTTCGCCGCCCCGTTTGGCGTAGAGCTCCACAGCGGCGGCAAGCTGCCAGTTGAGATAGACCGGCTCCACCACAGGGACTTCGCTGGCTGTCCCATCGGCATTCTTGACGAATATAGTGGCGTACCCGCCGTAAGGATAGCGGAGGTTGAGGTATTCGCTCTTGGCCTCGTCGAGGTAGTACTCCAGGATGGCGTCGTCCGCCTCTTCCGGAATAAGCTTCTTCAACTTCTCCAACTGCGTCATATCCTCAACCTCCGTTTCCGGGTCGTTAGTTCTTCCTGGGCCGTCCGGCAGGACGGCGGGGTTCCTCTTCTTTAGAAGCAGTTTCCCGCTCCACCGTGCCATGTGCGGACATTTCCTCGGCATCCTTCTGGTCAATGTCAAAAGTCACGCCCACAGGATGCCGCTCGCCGTGGTACATGACGGCGTACTTAGTAGGCGTAAATTTCATCAGGCGGTCACCTTCAGGACCGCCACCTCGTCCATGCGCTCGAAGGAGGGCAGAACGATCTCGGAGGCCTTTGTCATCACGTTTACAGGATCGGTCAACACCGTCCGGGCGATAGCCACGCCGGTGTTGACAATGCTGACCTCGGCGTTGTTGCTTGCCATCAAATCGGCCTCTTCAGGAGTGGTTCCGTACCAGGTATCGCCCAATGTGCCGGCGGGCAACAGTGCCACATAGCCGTCGGGAACGAAGGGGTGAGCCTTGCCGCTCTCGTCTTTGTACTGCTTGTCATAGACTACGATGTCCAGACCGGAGGTGCCCTTCACCGCGGCCGCCACTTCCTGATTGGTCAAGTAGCCCAGGCTCATGCCGTTGGTGGTCAGATAGCGGTTCTTTACGGCAGCGGTGGCGGCCATCAGGTTGAGGGTGGCGGTGTTCATAATGGCAACCACCAGATCAGACCCGGTGGTACCCTTCACGGCGTCCTGAGCGGCCTTAAAGCCCTTAAAGGGATCGGCGGTATCAAAGGCCGTCCACAGGTCGGTGCCGGTCAGGGCAGTGTAGTTGTTGGCCTTCCACTTGCCCTCCGTGTCGTAGTTGTAGACGTAGTCCAAGCCGTTGGCCCGGATCGCAATGCCCATGTTGCCGTTCTCCGGGAACAGAAGCTGGAAGATCATCCGCTCGGGCACCACGGCGGCGCCGGCGATCAGGTTGTTGGCGTCGTCAAAGATTCGATTGATGACCTCAATGGCGTAGGGGTCGTTGCTGTCAGCCACACGCAGAAGTTCCTGCCGATCCTTCTCCTTGATGAGGAAGCCTTCACGGAAAAAGGGCATCTCTGTTTCCGTCTTAGTTACGCCAATCCGATCTCGGAAGGTGGTCTTGGCGTCAAAGGCGGTGGGCATCAGGGAGACGGGAAGGCCACGGGAACCCTTGATCCAGGAAAGGTCAAGACCCGCCTTCTTCTTGGCGGGGAACAGTTTGGGCCCAATGTAGTCGATGTAGTTGCTGGCCACCTCGTTCCACTGAGCGGCAATGGCGGCGGGGGTGAAAAATTCACGCAGATTCAAAGGCATATTTGATTCCTCCTTACACGTTATCGGTGTTCACGCCGATGTTCTCCCGGAACGTAATGGCGGGGAGCACGCCCTTCATGGCCTCTGCGGTAGCGGTTGCGCCGGAATGCTCCTTGGCCTTCTTCCAGTCCACGATTCCGGCCACCACCAGGGCGGCGTTGGGATTGTCGGCGGTGTTTACGTCGTAAAGCAGAATGCCCACGGCGCCGGTACCGTCTGGAGCGGCGGCGCCGGCCTCGGTAATGGGCATACCGGCCTTCACGACGTCCGTCCCGGCCAGCTTGGCGGGAATCGACTGATAATCCTTAGAAGCAAGGATTTCCACAGTCCCGCCCACATCTGTGTTATTGAACTTCATGTTCTGTCACTCTCCTTTTTTCAAATTTTGAAGTGTCCAAAAATATCCTTGGAGGCATTCATGGCCTCCGCGCGCTTTTTCCCCATCTCACGGGCCACCTTTACATTGTCTGGCTCATCGTTGCAATCGCTACCAGTTCCGCCGGGCCTGGGGTCCTTCTTGATCATCTCAGCCTTGAGCTCCTTCTCGTGGGCTTCGTTGGCTTTCTTCTGGTTAGCGAAGACCTTATCCGTGTTCCCGTCCGCAAGAGCTTTGGCGGTCTCCGCCGCCAGGTCCTCGTCAAAGCCAGGGATCGACAGATACTCGGCCTTGTACTTCGCCACCAGCTCCCGCTTTTCTGCCTCGGCCAGCTTTGCGGTCAGCTCCTCGATCTGCTTCTTGGTCTCGGCGTCCGCCTGCTCCGCCGCCAGCTTTGCGGCCTCGTCCTCGGTGAGCTTTCCTTTTAGCTTTTTTGACAACTCCGCCGCTTCGCTGGCCTTAGCATCGAAAGTCTCCTTCTTAACATAGCTGGACAGGTCCACCTTCTCGGGGATATCCACTTTCAGAAGGGCTTCCACCTTCTGCTCCGGGGTAAGGGCATCAAAGCCCTCGATGGCGCTTGTGTCGATGGTCGGCATTTTTCGTATCTCCTTTTCGGGTTTTGTAGGTGTTCTCTCACCGTATTTCCGGGCTTTTTTACCCTGGCATCTCCGCCAGCTCGGGAGATTTGATACCCCGCCTTCTCTGGCGGCATTTCAACGGCTTACGCCGGTAAAACCAAAAAAGAGCCGTAACATCGGGTTCCCCCAACATCACGGCTCTTGGCTCAATGGCTCTCGGCTCTTTTATGTTCAGTTGTTTTCGGGATCGGTATTTCTACCTCGTGCTTGCATCCTCGGCACATAACATAAATCTTTTCGTCCCGCACCTTGGCAATCAGTTTGCCGCAGGAACAGTAGATTGGCATCTCATTCCTCGCATTTACAGGCATCCCGCTTCCTCCCATGCCTTGTAGATTTTGAGCCCTTGGATAGCAATCCAGTCCACCATTTCCTCGTTCTTGGCCCAGCAAGTTGATTCGTTTGCATTAGACTGGAGGCCGCTTTCGTTCAAAAACGCATGAACAATTTCGTGACGCAAATTGGTCTTGCGTATGACTTCTTTTTCTGCCTCTGTATCGTTGCAATTATTGAGATTTGCTATTGCAATTTCTTTTTCAGCCGCACTGCAATATCCACCGCAATCTCCTATGCTAACGCCCATTTCAGCACATATTTCCTCATCGTTTTTGTAAACGATTGTGTACTCGGTTCCAAGAATTGAGACTGTTTTCATTTTTTGCCCTCCATTACTGCCGTGTAGTAGCACCGGCAACCCCAATGCTCCTTTGCCGGGGCCTTGTCAATGTCAAACACCTGACCGTCTAACGGCTCGCAGTCCTCACAGACTCTCTCATCCTTTTGCGTGTTCCACCGAACTCGCTTCACCCCAGCGTCCTTGAACGCCTTTAACCTCGCCTCATCAGTAATGATGTCGGCGTATTGGGCCGTCTGCCGATGCCAGTAGGACAGGGCCTTCTTGAACTCATAGCCCTTGTTCTTTGCGGCGTTGATGGCCTCAGCCGCCCGGTCCCGCTTGCGCTCTACCTCGTTCATGTAGATAAAGAAGGTCACAGGGTCGTAGTCCTTCAACAGCTCATTCAGCCACTTCTTATTGGGCGGTGTTCTCCCGTGTGGCCTTGCATTTTGGTAGGCCATCACAGCCAGCTCCAAAAAAAATTTCTCGTTGTCTTTCTCCAAACCGTTATATAGGTACTTTACGATGGAAATGACATTCAGTTCGTCGAAGCCCTTGGCGGCAGCCTTACTCTTCGCCGCCTGGAACCTCCGTACCGCCTTCCTCCGCAGGGTCCTGATCGTCCTGTCCGCGTTCGTGTACGGCGAGACGTTCACGTTCCAACTCCTCCTCCAAGCGCTTTTCCTCCTGAGCCGACTGGTCCTCCACCCACTCCATGCTCATACGATATGCTTCTTCACTGTCTGTAAAGAGTCCACACACCTGGAAAGCCAGTTTAGGGTGAACTTTTCCGTTTGACAGCAGCTCACAAAGCACCTGGGCTTTGCTCTGGATATCGGCGTAATTGCGCCTGGTGAACTTCATGCCGATGTCCGCTAAGCGGAGGTCCACTTCCCCGGTATTTCGGCAGATGTAGAGGAAGATCCGCAGGGTCTCCCGCTCCGAGCGGCAGAAAAACAGCTCGCTGTCCTTGGCTCTGCTTTCCGCTGCTGACCATCCATCCCGCATGATGACTGCTGCACCGGTGTCGCTGGTGGAGCTGCCACCGTTGCGATTTGGCATCCCGCAGATGGTGATGTAGGCGTCGGTCAGGTCGTCTACTACACTTTGGACCCCGCCTTGATCGATTTTCCCCTCCACCCGGTAGATCTTCGCCGGGTTGGAAGGGTCGCTTTTGATCTTGATGCCGAATTTTTTAAGCAATTCGCTGGCGGCCTCATTTGAAATATCGCAGTTTTCAAAAACCATGATGGACTGGACAAACTGCTCGATATCGTCCACCCGGTTGCTTTCCAGGGTATTGATAGCGTTCAGAATGGGAAGCACGACCTCAAAGGCTCCCATTCGAGCATCGTTATTCACATACTCCACAATGGGGACAAAGGGCACCGTGCGGCGTTGGTTCGTCGCCACTTTCCCATCCTTAAGCTCAAAGTAGTCCGTCTTGGTGTAAACGCACTGGAACCACTGCCCGTCATCGTCCTTGCGTTCCAGGACTCCGGCCATGGCCTTCTGCCCCACATTGGAGGAATAGATCACATAGGCATGTCTGGGGTCCAGGGTAGCGATGTTTGCGGGGCTCCCGTCCTCTTCTCCTACTTCGTCAGGCATGACCATCCGGGCGCCAACGCCACAGATATGGAACCAGTCTGCAATCTCCTTGTCCTTTGCCGCCTTGTCCTCGGCATACATGAACTCGTTGAGAGCGTTGATCTTCTCACTGGTAGCATCATCCCCGCCCCGGCTCACATATTGAAGCGGCTCACCAAGAAGATAGGATGTCTTAAAGGTCACGATCTCATTGGCCCGGTTGACCGTCACCACGTTCCTGATTTCAGGCCGTACCGCCTTTTCCCGGTTGCGGATATCCTGACATCCCTTATACACGTTGAGGAGGTAATTGATTTCTCTGAGGTTGATTCGGTGGATGGCGTCGGCTTTTCCAACAACCTCAACCACATTTACCGCGGTGATGGTTTCCACGTCAGTCAGTATTTTCCGCCTGCCATGCAAGCCTTCGTCCGGCAGCATACTCAAAATGTCCTGAACCCCATGCTCCGTCAAGCCATCACCCCCGTTCCCAGAGAATTGCAATAAAAAAAGGGACAGCTACCGATTTCTCGGTAACTGACCCTGCTTGGTCCTCTATTCCCGTACCCGCTGTACGGGCGCATCACTATTTTCTTTTGGATTCACTCTCTCCGATTTGACCTCGAAGATGGCCCATTCCCCGCCCGGTTTGAGCCT